GGTGGAACAAGAATACAAGTTCCAGAATTTAATCCTGTCTCTCCAACTGAAGAAATCATTGATGGTACTGCTACATGGGGTACTAGCAACAATGGTTACTTAACACCACAGAAGATTGGTACAGGAACACAGATCGCAACTATCTGTCATAGAGGTTTTGCGTATGCTGTTGATGATGTAGCTGTATTAGCTGCTGGTGAAGATCCAATGGGTCACATCAGAGATCAGCTTGCAGATGCAATTAACAAACTAAATTCAACACGTTTGTTCTATCAACTTCATGGTTTATTTGGTACTGCTTTATCAGCTAATGCTCTTGATTTAGCGGTTGCTGCATCTTCTGGTGCTGCTGAAGCTAACTATCTAACAGCAGCTACAGTTGCTAGAGGAAGATCACTTCTTGGAGAAAGAGGCGAAGAGCTAGATACTCTAGTTGTTCATCCATCTGTTGCTTACTACCTATATCAGGTTGGTATGTTAACATTCTCTACTTCTGCATTATCAACTGGAACTGGCATCCAATGGGGTGGCGGTGGTGTTGGTATTACTGATAGATCAGTAGGCCAATTCGCTGGTATGAATGTAGTTGTTGATTCTTCAGTTAACTCTGTAGTTCCTGGTTCAAGTGGACACATTAAGGAGTTCTACTGCTACTTAATCAAGTCTGGAACAATTCTTGAGGGTGTTCAGCAAGACTTGGCTATTGAAGCAGAAAGAAACGTACTTTCTAAGCAGGATGTTATCTCAGTTGATTATCACAGTACTTATCACATCATGGGTACTAAGTGGAATGATGCTGCTGACAACCCAACAAACTCTGCTTTAGGAGCAAAAGCTAAGTGGGCATTAACATATGATGCTGACTTAATTCCTATTGTTCAGTTAACAGTTAACACACCACTTGATAATGCAACTCTTTAATAGATAAGATTAAATTGTGGTCATCAAACCTCATCAATTATTGGTGGGGTTTTTTCTTTACGCTACAATAAAACTAAATTACTTTAATAATCGTGGCAGCTACCATAATTGCAACTTTAAAAAGTGAAACAGCTAATAGTTATGTCACTTTGTCTGAAGCTAATGATTACTTCGATACCTCTCCAGATTCTTCAACCTGGACAAATAAAACAGATGATCAGAAAAAAAGAGCATTAATATCAGCTACAAGATGGATTGATACTTTAGTTTTTTATGGAGATAGATGTGATGATAGTCAGGCATTAAAGTTTCCCAGAAATAATTATCAGGTAGATGGAGTTGAACTAGCCTGTACTGCAATACCAAACAATATTAAATATGCACAATATGAACTAGCTAGAGCATTAGCAAATGATACAGATGCTATTACAGGAACTACTGGAAAAGATGGTAATTTTGAAGAAGTAAAATTAGGAGATATTCAAGTTAAGTACAATACTGCAAGTCAGGGTACTGGATCTATAAATAATATTCTTGATGTTTACCCATGGTTACAAAGTTATCTTGGAGCCTATATGCTTGGTGGAGCAGGTAGTTTTCAACTTAGAGTGGTCAGAGGTTAATGGCAGGACAGTTAGACTCAGCATTTAAGCAAATTGCTAAACAGGTTGTATCTGATCTTGGATCTTCTTTTGATTCTTCTATTGTTTATACAAGAAAAGCATCGGGAAGTTATAACACAAGTACAGGTGCATATACTACAAGCGATACAACTTACAGTATCAAAGCTCCTGTTGAGTTTGTTATTTCTACTGAAGATGATGGTAGAGAAAGAAGAGAAGCAAAGGTTTATATAACACCTGATTTGATAGGAGATAATCAACCTGATTTTCAAGACGAAGTTACATTAACTTATGCTGGATCTACAAGAGTAGGACAGATAGTTAATATAGATACAAGACAAGGTGGACAGACTTATCTGTTTACTTTACTAGTGAGGTTCTAATGGCTAAAAGTAGAAATATTGCAAACATAAAAAAAGATCTTACTGGTAATTTTGAAAGGGATTTAAATACTTTAGTAAGAGTAATTATTACTGATTTATCAACTGAAGAATATAGTGCTGTTGATACTGGGTTTTTTGCTTCAAGTTGGACTGCTGGAACACAAAGACCTAGACCAGATCAGTCAAGAAAACGGTTTGCTCCGTGGAGTAACATTAAGCCTTCAGGAAGTGGCAGAAAAGCTCCAGGGGCAGTAGTTGAACCTAGATTTCTTGATAAAATACCTAATTTTAAACCTTATTCAAAAGTATTTGTTGGAAATAGATCAGAATACGCAGCTAGAGCTTTAGCTTCTCGAAGAAGTGGAGTACCTCAATATGTTCAAGGTGAACTCGGTCAGTTAATTAAGAAAGTATTTACAGATAAACCAAAACTAGGTGTAGGTACATTTGGTACAGGAGTTAAATATCAATCTAAGAATGTAAGAGACTTGAAAGGTGTTGGTTTATTTGGTGGTGTTGATGACGCATTTGTTGATTATACTGATCTATGACTTTAGTTAACACCAGAGCAGCTTTTGAAAAAGCAATAACAGATGCGGTTGCAGCAGTAGACGCTACTGTTGAAATGGTTTATGACAACATGGTTTATAAAACACCAGGAAAAACTAAAAAATATATTGTTATTTCTATTGATTTTTCACAAACAACAACGCAGACTCAAGGACCATCACAGGATTTCTATTCTGGTGTTATTCAATGTAATATTTATGTTCCAAGAGGAAAAGGTACTGCAAGTTTATCTGTATTAGGAGAAGCTATTATTGATGGGCTTACTTCTGTTAATGCTTCTGACTATACGGATACTTTTAGTTGTAATCCTAGAGTTTTAGAGATTGTTGGTCCTGCTCCCATAGATCGTGACGATTCTTCACATTTTTTAGCCTTAATATCTTGTCAATTTACCGCCAACTCTTAGTATAATGATAATAGCTATACATTAACATGACTAGAGCAGTTGATCTTTTAAAGAACAAGTTTGGAGTTTCTCAACTTTACAAGCATGATGTAAAACAAGACGATGAGATTATTCTTACTGTTTATTGGCATCCATTAACTATTGCAGAACGAGAAGCAATACAGAAAAAAAGTAATTCTGATGATGTAAATGATTATGCTTTACAAATGATGATTGAAAAAGCATTAGATAAAGATGGTGCAAGATTATTTCAAGATGGAGATAAGGCTTCATTAAGAAGAGAAATTGAAGCATCTATTCTTGAACAAATACAATTAGCTATGGTTAATGCTGGTGCTGACAAGGAGGTTAAAGAGGCTAAAGCCGATTTAAAAAGCTAATAACGATTGGCAGTTTTTATTTTCATTAGCAAAGACATTACATAAAACTGTAGCTGAATTATGTGAGACTTTAACTATTGAAGAGATGATAGGTTGGGCTGCTTTTGCAGAACTTGAAAATGAAGAATATGAAAAACAAAAAGAACAAGCACAGAAAGTTAGTGCTTTACGAGGTAAAAAGAGGTAATATAGAGAAAATGTTTTAGTTTTTTATAGCAAGTGGCTAATTATAACGTAGATATTTCTATTGCTATAAAGAATACTAGTAAACTAACTGCGTTTAATAAACAACTAGACAAGTCATCACAAAGAGCAAAGGAGCTTAATCAAGGTTTATCAGAGATAACTAGAACTGCTAAAAGCAATTTTGCAAGTTTAAATAATTTATCTAATGCTTTAACACAAGCTCAGAAAAAATTTAATCAAACTGTTTTAGGAACAAAAGCTAGTGTTTTGGCTGCTAGAGATTTAGCCACAGCAGAAAGAATGGTTAATAAGGAACTTAAAGAAAGAACTGCTTTAATGAATAAATTTAGATTTCAAGGTGGTGGCAGTGCATTTAAAAGCTTTAGTCAAAGAGCAAATCAGATAACTTCTCCAAATGTTTTAACTAATGCACAACAAAAGTCTATAGATAGACAAAATAGAAAACGAGGTATAACGCCTACACCATTTGGTCCTCAACCAATGGTTAATCAGCCATTTCCAGCAGTTAGTCTTACTTCTCCACAAGCAATAAGAGATCGAATAATTAATAGAAGAGCAACTAATTTTGCAAGAACAGGTACAGCTTCTAGTTTCCCTAGAAGTGAAGGATTTTTAGCGTTTAGTAAGTCTGCTGATAAGATTGCTGCTGGTGTTAAACAAAATGTAATACATACTAAAAAAACAGCATCAATACTAACTCAACAAGCGACAAGAGCAACTTTTGAAGGGATGCCGTTTGGTGTTAAAGGTGGACAGATTGGAGCAGCACCTCCTCCCACTTTTTTTAATAAAATGGGTTTTGGTAAAAATGCAAATGCAGGTGGAATGTTTGCTATGCAAGGTGGACCTTCAGCCCGTTTAAAAGGTGGTATTGGTAGTGCATTAATTGGTGGAGGTTTTCCTGCTTTATTTGGTGCTGGAGGTATAAGTTCAGTTTTTGGTGGTGTTGCTGGTGGTGTTGGAGGAGCACTTGCACCTGGAGGTGGTTTTGCTGCATCTATTTTTGCTACTGCTATTGCTGCTCAAATAGAAAAAGCTATAGCTTTTAACAAAGCTGTAGATGATTTAAACGTATCAATACGAGCTACTGGTGGAACTTCATTATTCTCTTCAAAACAAGTAGCTGAATTTGCTAAGTCTCTTGGAATGACCAAAGATGAAGCACTTGAAGCGTTAAAAGCATTTAAACAATTTGAAGCATCGGCAAGAATCGCATTAACACAAACATTTGGATCAGAAGCTACTTTTGATATTTTTGCAGGATTAAAAGATAATGCTTCATTAATAAATGCTCTGCCTGGATTATCTAAAGAATTAAGTTTAAACCAAGCCCAAAGAGCTCTAGACACTTTAAAAACAAAAGGAGCTACTGCTGCTGAAGATCAATTACTAAAAGGGATTATTAATAAAAATAGTGAAATTATTAAACAAGAAGCTGTAAAACTAAATTTCTTACAAAGGCAACTAAGTAAACTCAATCCATTTAGAGGTAAAGGATTATCTGCTATTACAAGTGGTTCTCTTACTATGGATGAAGCTGGCGAACTACGTGGAGAAGAGGCTTTAGAAAATAATAGAAAACAAAATGATATTGCCATGCAAAAGTTAGAAATTCAAAGAAATTTTAATGAAGAATTAGAAAGACAAGCAATTATTAAAGCTCCTGTTGATGAACTAAATAGATTACTTGATCCTTTAACACAGATTGATTCTTTAAGTAGAAGTATTGGAGATTCTTTTGCAGAATCTTTTAAAGGTATTATTAATGGTTCAATGACAGCAAAAGAAGCCTTAAGAAATTTATTTATGCGTACAGCAGATCATTTTTTAGATATGGCCGCACAAATAGTAGCAGCACAGATTAGATCAGGAATTATGGGTATGTTTAGCGGTATGTTTAGTGGTTTTGGTGGCGGTTTTAAAGCCCCTGCACCTATGAAACCTGGATTCATGGGCACTGGTATTCCATCAGCTTTACCCGAAGGTTCTTTTGGGATATCTAGTATTAAAAGAGCAGGAGGAGGACCAGTAAAAAGAGGTGGAAGTTACATAGTAGGAGAACGTGGACCAGAAATGTTTAGCCCAGGTGTATCTGGTATGATCACACCGAATCATGCCCTTGGTGGATCTACAAATATAGTAGTTAATGTGGATGCGTCAGGTTCTGCTGTTGAGGGAGACGAGGAACAAGGTAGGCAACTAGGTAATGTTCTTTCGGCTGCAATACAGGCCCAACTCATTCAAGAAAAACGACCTGGAGGTTTACTTGCATAATGGCTACTTTCCCATCAATCACACCAGTATATGGACAGCAAAAAAGATCCGCACCAAATACTCGAACAGTTCGTTTCGCTGATGGTTACGAACATAGAATATTATTTGGGTTAGCTGCTCACCAAAATCCAAAAGTATATTCACTTAAATTTGAAGTTTCAGAAACAGAAGCCGATGTTATAGAAGCATTTTTAGATAGCAGAGCAAATGATAGTGCTAGCTTTACTTTTACACCGCCAGGTGAAGGTATTTCAAAAACAGGAACTTATGTACAATCTTCAACAGCAATTACGGTGACGATCACAAATCATGGTATAGCTCTTGGTGAAACTGTAACACTAGATTTTGCAGCAGGTGGATCTACAGATGGTACTTTTATCGTTAACACTGTACCAACTGTTGATACCTTCACAGTAATAGCAGCCGCCAGTGGGTCGCATAGCGGAACTGTATCGGCAACTGTCTCTGGTGCTGGTCAATATGTTTGCGAAAGATGGTCAAAATCTATACCATACAATAATAGAGCAACAATTCAAGCAACATTTAGAGAGGTGTTTGAACCATGAGCAGTAGTGTTATTAGTGATATTCAATCAATAAATCCTTCATCTATTATTGAATTATTTACACTTACTACGACTTCTGCCTTACATGGATCGGCCACAACATACAGATTTCACGCTGGTTCAAGTTTAAATTCTAACGGTAAGATTGTATGGGCTGGCAATACTTATGCAAGATTTCCTGTACAAGCAGAAGGCTTTGCATATAAAAAAGGCCAAATACCAAGACCAACTTTAACTCTTAGCAATGCTCTTGGAACTATTACTTCAATCCTTCTCGCTGTAAACCAAACGACAACTGGTAATGATTTAACGGGTGCAACAGTTACAAGAATAAGAACACTTGCAAAATTTATTGATGCTGTTAACTTTGCAGGAGGAGTAAACCCTTATGGCACACCAGATCCAAATGCTGAATTTCCTCAAGAAATTTATTTCATTGATAGAAAATCACAAGAAACAAGAGAAGTTGTTGTTTTTGAATTAGCTGCTCCTTTTGATTTAATTGGTGTTCGTGCACCAAAAAGACAGTGTACAAGAACAGAATTTCCTAGTATTGGGCGAATAAGTATATGAGCTGGAAAGATATTGCATTGGCTCATGCCAAAGAACAAGATCCAAAAGAATCTTGTGGTTTATTAATAGGGATAAATGGAAAAGAAAAATATTTTCCGTGTAAAAATCTTTCAACTTGGACAAATCAATGTTTTATTATTGACCCTGTTGATTATGCAAAAGCAGAAGATACTGGAAAAATATTAGCTGTAATTCATAGCCATCCAACAACACAACCTATTGCAAGTCAGGCAGATATGGTAAGTTGCGAAGATACAAATTTACCTTGGCATATAGTAAATCCAAAAACAGAACAATGGGGTTACTATGAGCCAAGTGGTTACAAGCCACCTTTAGTTGGTAGGCATTGGGTTTGGGGTGTTACTGATTGTTTAGCTTTAGTCACTGATTGGTATTTAGAAGAAAGAGGAATTGTTATAAATAAAGCAACAAGACCTTTAACACCTGAAGAATTTATTGAAGACCCAAGATCAAAAGAAGATGGTGATTTTAATAATTATTTACTTAATTCAGGATTTCGTTTATTAGCACCAAATGAACAATTAGAAAATGGTGATGTTTTAGCAATGAGTATTCTTACAAAAGGTCTAAATCATGTAGGCATTTTTATAGATGGAGATATTTTGCATCATTTATCAGATAGGATAAGCTGTAGAGAACCATATAATGAATGGCTTTTTAAATGCACAGGAGGCAGGTATCGTTATGTTGCGTAAAATAAAGTTATATGGAGAACTTGCAAAGGTAACAGGCCATAAAGAATTAGAAGCGTGTGTAAATACAACAGCCCAAGCTGTAAGTTTTCTTGTTAATAATTTTCCAGAATTAGAAAGCCATATGGCAAATAAATATTATCAAGTGTTGTTGGGTAAAGAAAATGTAAATGTAGATGAATTACATTTTCCAATAGGTAAATCTGATATTAAATTTGTTCCTGTAGTATCTGGTTCTGGTGGTCTAGGTAAAGCTTTACTTGGTGGTCTTTTAATTGGTTTCAGTTTTGGTGCTTTTGGTTTTTTTGGTGGGATTGGTAGTACTACTGTTATGGGTGGTGCGGCTACAACCTTTGGTGCACAAGCAGTTTTTGGTATAGGTGCTTCATTGGCTTTGAGCGGTGTAAGTGAAATGTTATTTCCCTTACCAAAGATGCCTCAATTTAGTTCTGAGCAAGATCCAAGATTGTCTTTTAGCTTTGGTGGGATACAACAAACAAGTCGTGCTGGTATTCCAGTTCCATTAGTATATGGCGAAATTTTTACTGGTTCAGTGGTAATCTCTGGAGCCGTTGATACGGAGCAAGTCCAAGTATGACCGATAAAAGGAAAATCATTCGTGGTGCTGGAAAAGGTGGCAATTCTTCACCTCCCCCTCCTACAAGAACACCTGATACCTTACACAGTAAGCAGTTCGCAACATTTTTAGATTTAATTTCTGAAGGTGAAATAGAAGGAAGTGCATCTGCGTCAAAGGAAGGTATTACAGACAAAAATTCTATAGCGTATAAAAATGCGTTTTTTAAAGATGTATTTTTAAATAATACTCCAATATTAAAAGCAACAGCAACATCATCTAATCCAGCAGACGTTGATTTTAATTTTCAAAATGTTACTTTTAATGCAAGATTCGGCACAGCAGATCAAACAAAAATTGATGGGATTGAAAGTTCTGCTTCAGTAACACCTGTAGGTGTTGAAGTGAAACAAACTACACCAGTAACAAGACAAATTACAAACACAGATGTTGATCGGGTAAGACTAACAATTACATTTCCACAGATACAAGTAGCAACAGACACAGGAGATTTGCTAGGTGATACTGTTGAATTTACAATTTCTGTTCAGTATAATTCTGGTGGTTATACAGTTGTCCATACTGATACCGTTACTGGAAGAACTGCTGACGCATATCAAAAGGATTTTTCAGTAAAGATAAATGGTTCATTCCCTGTTGATATAAGGGTTTCAAGAATTACTGCGGATAGCACAACTAGCAGTACAATAAATGCTTTTCAATGGACAAGTTTAACAGAAATAATTGATGATGCTTCTACTTATGCTAACTCTGCTTATACCTCATTAAGATTAGATTCACAACAGTTTAGTTCAATACCATCAAGAAAATATAGGATTCGTGGAATAAAAGTAAGGATACCTGGAGCGGGAGCATCTAGCTCCGGAACTCCAACTGTTGATCTTGCAACTGGTCGTATTATTTATCCTAATGGTTATATTTTTAATGGAGTAATGGGTGCTGCGGTATGGACTTCGTGTCCAGCAATGATTTTATTAGACGTTTTAACAAACACAAGATATGGTTTTGGCGATCACATAACAGATAGCAATCTTGATTTATTTTCTTTTGTTACTGCAAGTAAATATGCAAACACTCTTGTAGATGATGGTTTAGGTGGACAGGAGGCTCGTTTCAGTTGCAACGTAAATATTCAATCATCTGCTCAAGCATTTGACCTTATAAATGAATTAGCTGGTGTTATGAGATGTATGCCAATTTTTACTGCTGGTTCAATAACTATTACCCAAGATTCTCCAAAAGATGCAAGCTATCTTTTTAATTTAAGTAATATTACTTCTGAAGGTTTTTCATATTCTGGTAGTAGTTTAAAACAAAGACATACTGCTGTTGCTGTTTCATATTTCAATATGGACACCCAAGAAGTTGACTTTGAAGTTGTAGAAGATAGTACTGCACAGAGTAAGTTTGGAATTATAACAAAACAAGTAAAAGCTTTTGCTTGTACATCAAGAGGACAAGCTGCAAGGTTAGGTAGAGCAATATTATTTGCAGAACAAAATGAATCAGAAATAGTAAGTTTTTCAACTTCTATAGATGCTGGCGCAGTTATAAGACCTGGTTCAATTATTGATATAAAC